CAGTTAAACAGGGTATAATCCTGCTGTCCCGGAACACAAACAAACCCGGTTACTGCACGGTTCCACGGCCACGAGAATGGAGGACTAACAATGGTCTGAAGAACTGTATTAGCACTGCTAACAGCAGGCTCATTGAAATTTCCTAATGCTGTAGGACGCTGTGAGATAAAGCGTTTTGCCCATTCAAGCGTCTGTATCAATTTTATAGAACTCAGTGCCATAACCTCTCCGTGCAACTAAAAATAAAAATGGGAGACGGGCGAAATGCCAAGACGTCTCCCGTAGTTTTTATACTAAATTACTAACTCCATGGTCCAAACGGAAGTGAGGGTGTAATCTGATTGATTCCAAAACCTGTGTCCATAACCCCTACATTTCCCGGATAAAATCCGAAATCATCCGGTTCCCTGTCTGCCTGTCTAACAGCCTTATCTAAGGACTCCAGCCATAGTTGCTGCTCTTGAGCAAATCTGGCTCTAACTTTGGGATCGGGATTTCGTCTATAACATTGTGCGAAAAACCCACTTTTGAAAGCCCACTCAAAATTATCGGGCAGAGGGTTCAAATATTGTGTAAGATTGGTGAATCTGGGGGCAACCATTTGCCCAACAACTTGTATTACCCATACTACCCCAGACTGAGGAGGGGTAGGACTAACCCTGATACCTTGACCAACCGGATTAATTGCTGTCCAAACACAACCTCCATCGGTTACCGTTGTTGAAAGCAAATTTGGATTACGCAAAGTAGGATATGTAGGACTGGCAGGCCACGTTGGTTCCACACTCCCACAAATTCCATATGTTGTAAGACACCATAAGTTTCCATTGGGGTCTTGTATTGCAGTCGTAGCATTATATGGAGTAAGCAAAGTTCCAAGAGGATTAGTATATATTACACCCGGACCCGGATTCTGCTGCCCGCTCATACTGGGACCGGATACAGTAATCTGACCGCTTGGATTTCCTGCTGTTGGTCCTTGTGGCGCTGCTCCCCATGTTCCTGTCATCAACATACTGTTCGGCAACCACGAAACCTTGGCCGTATATCCACCTTGGTTATTAGTTACCAACAAGTCCCTGTCGATCTCAATTGGAAATCTCTGCTTAGGAACCGATGTCTGGTTAATATCTACCATCCATGCACTCTCAAGCCAACCAATATTAAACAAATTCGGGATAAAGTAGTCTTGCTGCACACTGTTTACTGGGAATGTAGGAAGATTATAACGATTCCACTTCCAGTTATATGCTTGACCTGCATTTCCACCATTGATAATTGCCTGCATAACATCATTGGCAATAGATAATGCTGGTGACATAGAAAATCCACCCGTCGCAAGGGCGGGGGCTACATCTCCTAAAGTAGATGCATCATCTACAACTTCTTGAAGCTGGATTGTTGAATTTCCAAAAACAGATGAAGAAAGAAATGGACTTCCGCTGGCATAAACAATAGCATAACCTGTTACTCCTGCACCTGATGCTATCAAATAAAGATTGTTTGCGTCAAAACGTGTGGGCTGAAACCAAACACTTCCTACACTGGTTAACTCAAAAACAACGGAACCGGGAACTACACCTAAAGTGTGTGGTAAGGTGAAGTTCCCGCCTGCGCTAGTTACAAAAGGTATTTGAACTATTGATGCCATGTTTGATCCTTATTATTTCAATGTTGTAGCTTCTGTGGCTTCCCTATAAAACTCTCCATTATCCGAGTAGCGGAACAAATATGCACTTGAAGGTGTATTTCTTGTCTGAAATTCCTTAGCTTCCTCATATACTGCCCATGCTCCCTTATAGGCTTCGTCAGTCTTATAAGCGCGTCTGACAGGAGGCTTCCAAGTCTTGCCGCAACGTAAACAGCGAACCCACATATCCCCATTAGCAAACGTATGCTTTAGTACGGCGTACTGAGAGTCATCCCCCTTTCCGCCTACAACACCCTGAGCACCATTTCCGCCTTTCTTGTGGTTACAGCGGTTCTGTGTTGCTTTGTCGATTGCGGAAAGCTGCTTCAATGTTTGACCATTGATAACACTTCGCTGAAGCCTGTTTTCACGCTTCATCCCACGCTCAGCAAGGCGCTCTTGAAGGTCTTGTAAATTAAGTGTTTTCTCCTGAAGTTCAAGCTTTGCATTTTCCAATGCAAGTTGTTTAAGTTCCGCATCCAAAGCATCAATTTTCTTGCTAGGCTTTGGTGTCTCTGCCGAATGTGTAGAAACATCTCCCGCAATATCATTCAAATTTGTCATAGTCTCCTCTCCTATTTTTCTATCTATTACTGTACACCGGTGTGAATCTTCCTAATCTCCTGTACCGTTGCATTATACCTATCAAACGCCGCATCGCTACGAGGTTTACCAAATATACGATTTGCCATCTCCTCTGTAATCATTTCTTTCAACATTAGCTGTAGAAGGCAAGTACGCCAACCACGTCTCCTCTCTGCAAGTGGTATACCATACCGATCGAAGTTCATAATCGATAATTCAGGCATCTGCCCGATTTGTGCCCAACAAGCTACTTCAGCTTCAGAAAATCCAGTGCGCGACACAAACAAAACAGCTTTGTCCGGTTGTGGATGCTGCTTATAGAAGCATGTTAAACCGGCTCGTCTAAGTTTATATATGAACTCCTCATGAGTCATTACCTTACCGATTCTGGCTTCGACATCTGCATACTCTTCCGGTTTCAGCCACTGATACTGCTTTGCATTCTCGTCATTTCCTTCTTTTAACTCTGCCAATACCTCCTGAGACTGATTACTCGATGGAGCATCTTGGTAATACTTTGTGGAGTACTCTGCCACTTGAGCGGCTAACTCCGGGGTCATCTTAGTATCTAACTCTGCACTGTAGCTGTCCCATGGTGCCGTAGCGTCGAGGCGTGTCCCCTGTAGCTTCTGGACTTCTTCTGGTGTAATTGTCATCAAGCCCTCCAGCTTGCAAAAACGTGTCTGCTCTAAAATAAAGGCCGCGACCCTTGGAATAAAGCAGTGCAGTCAACCGCCTGCGCGGGCTAAGTGACCGCAAGCATATATATGTTAATCCATACTCAGTAATCCACATCATATGGTTTTTCATATATATGAAAACTTTGCGCGGAGCCGAAGCCCCGCGTCTTTTACTCTGCCTGAACGTACAAAGCAACTAAACTTTCTGCTTCTGCCTGAGTAATGTTAGGTTTACCTAACAAAGAAAGTCCCTGTTTTGCCGCTGCAAGTTTTGCGGTTGCTTGCTGAGCCGCAGATACAACCGGCTCATACTGTGCAACCTTTTTATTAAAGTAGTTAGTTCCTTCACCGGCCATGCTATCTCCTAAAGAACTTCCTGTGATTATTTGCTTTGGTCTATGGCGCTTAAGGCTTGTAGGCACTTATCGACTATAAAACTATAATCACCAGAGCCGCATTCTATCCCGCCAAACGCTCTGATTTTTTCCATCGCAATCTGACTGTCTGTTTCCGACTTGCACAGTTCCAAAAACAACTCATCTGAATGTTCCTGAGAACTTTTCTGACCACTGCGCAAGCTTTTGTTAACATTGCGCAGTGCTCGATTGTGATGACGTAGAACTTCCATATTGTCTACGTCATCATTTTGTGTCATCATAATACCCTCCAGTATTAGAACGATTACGGTAATACGGTTACCGAAACCTCTGCGTAAATCTTGTCTTTCGGCAAGTTATACATTGGATTTCCTGATGCTGCCCCGGTTACACCAGACTCATTATCAAAAGTTGGGTATGATACTTCTACCACACTCCCGCCCGGATAAAGAGCAGTCAAAAGACCGTTTGCACTAACTGATACAATTGCTTCAGGTGTGCTTGAGGGGCTGTCTGTCCCTGTGCTAGTTGTCTTAAAATCATATACAACATATGTAAGTGAATACTCGCCTACAGCTACTTGCTGCGTAGCAGTCGCTGTTTGAGCCGACTCCGCTGCGCCATTCGCGTTTGCAAGGGTTAAAGTTGTAGTTCCGTTGTTATCTACACAAACAAATGTGCCATTATCTGCCGCAGTCCCGAAAGATGCAACCACGAAGGTTTCACCAATCAAACTGTGAGCAGCGGCAACAACTGTTCCTGTGTAAACTGTATTAGCACCAACAGCATTTGCAGCCGATGTTAAAGCGTATACATTACCTGCAATAACTTCCTGAGAAGTTGCAGTTGCTGTCTGCGCTGTAGCAGACGTAGCACTTGCATTCTCCAACGTGATTGTGGTAGAACCATTATTCGCTGTACAGATGAATGTTCCATTGTTTGCTGCGGCAACATAACCTGCAACAACGAATGTCTTCCCGACTAGGGCGTTAGCTCCTGCTACAATTGTTCCTGTATACACCGCAGTAGAACCACTAGAACTTGCAACAGATGTCAAAGCATATGCTGTGCCCGGCGTAAGTTCATTTCCACCGGCATCTTCAATGTTAGGACTAAGCTGGAATGTTTCTGGATAGGTTACTCCAGCATATGTAGCACCAGTCTTAGATAGAACAACATTGTTATATCCAGGAACTGAACTTCCACCTGCCAAGTTACCTACAACAGAGATTTTAGCCGCTACACCTAAACCTGTAGTTTGAGCCGGATATGACTCTTGTACGTTTCCCATTTTTTCTCCTATTTCATAATGTGGGAGAAATTTCTCTCTCCCACATAATTAGTTAGACTTAGCCTTAGCTAATTGCGCTTGCAGCGTCAATCTCACGGATTCTGATTGTTGTATCAGGACCAAGTGAAGTCGTGAAATGTACACGATAGCTAGTCCATCCGGGGATCAACCCTTCAGGATCAGCAACGCTAGGTGCAGCATTTTGTACTACGTTACACTTAATATTGCTCCACTCACCGTCGCCAAAGCCTGTGTCGCCCTGTGCTCCAAGCTTAATGCTAAAGATACCGTCACGTCCGAAGATGTAGGTACGAAGAGCAGTAAAGATTGATGCACCAGCGCCAGAATTGTAGCTAGGTGTGGTTGTAACTTGGTTAGTCTGGAAGAAACGAACACCAGTTGAAGGAAGTTCAATCATTTCTGTCAAATCAACAGAAATAAGGTCTTCCATACGTGCTAGACCAACTGGAGTGTGCTTCAAGATGTCGATAGGTGAGTTATTAGTAGCGTCAGCTAGAACATCGCCCAGAGCAAATGGGTGAATTACACCTACAAATGTCTTGCTTGCTTCGTCAAACGGACGAACTGAACGACCTGCAAGACTCTGCACAGCATTACGAATCTGATCAAGACTCAGTGCTGTAAATACGGTTGATGGTGATGCGCCTGCTGCAAGCTTTGTAAGAACGCTTGTATCAACCGCTGCCGCACCGTCAGCCGTTGCGCGAACAAGGCCGCTCAGCGATTCGCCAAGACGATATGCAAGTTCACGTGCTACGTTTTCTACAGTATTGTCGTGATATTGTTATTATCTTCTAACATCTCTGTTAGAGAATTCTCACAATCACTTGTGAGTCCAGACTGTATCTTTATTGACAATGGATGTTTAATCATAAAAAGTTTATCTTGAATTTTCTTCTTCCGTTCCTTTGAAACCCCCCTTAAAGCTTCAAGTACCAAAAGAAGTTGTTCATGCTTTATTGTAGAATACGGGAGTATTCTTAAAATAAACTTTTCCATTTGCTCTACAGGAACGCAAACTCTATACTCAGGTAACCTATCTGATTTTGCATTTTTTCTATATCCGCCAGTTACATTATTGGCATTAAATAAAATCTTTGCTGTTTCCAGAAGGCTTTTATTTGAATTAGCAATCCAAATAGTAGGACCGTGGTATACCGCTGCTGTTCCCTCTCCATCAAAAATCGCGGAGAAATAAGCATTTTGTAGATTAATTTTCCATTTAACAATATGGTTCGTGTCAGTCGTTACGGAACTTGAATTTGCAATTAAACATTCATTATACAAATTTTTTCTAATTTCTGGAACTGTCTCTCCTT